TTCCATAACATCAACGACATGACGTTGTTCTAAGTCTTCCATATCATCGCTCCTTCCGCCAATAGCCTCTTCAAATTCTATAACTTCAAAGTCGTGATCCTCGATCCATCTTATTACGTCTTCAGCAGAATATCTATCCGCGTCAAAGCGAACGGATTGCAGTTCACTCACACCACCAGAAATACCAAAAATAAAATCAATTCCAGGCCCACCTCCATCAACATCTCGTCTAAACTCCTCATATTTTTGAGGGTCGGTTATACGGACTGCGTGTTCATTTGGATAGGGTCGATCCTCTTCGTGCCAATCGCGCTTTTCTTCGTCGATTTTCTTCATTCTTTCGACGCGTGTATTTGCCCAATCTCTTGCTACGCTTCCTCCCCAAAGGGCATGTGCGATGCGCCCAGCGCTAGGATATCCGTCTTCTCCTGGCCTAAAACCTTCAGCTTCTGCATCAACTTCATGACGAGCAAAAAAGGAAGCCATCCGTTTTACAGTATCTGGAGATAGTTCTTGCCTATTTTTTAATTGCACTGCGCGCGCTACACCAACAGCAGTTCCACCCCGGCCAAACTCTTCACGCCAAGCAAGACCACGCTCTGCCTCTTCAGCCATAGCTTCAGTTGGTTTCGTATCTATTTCGACGCCCTTATATTCAGCCATCGGAACTACCATCATCGACTTCAACGACTTGCTGGATTGGAACCTTTGATGGTCCGTATGGTGATTGACCGCCACCAAATGGCTCGAATGAGAACTCTAGGCCAAACTGAGCGGCAAGCTCTTTGTCTCTAGCTATCTTCGATAATGTCTCTTCAGCGTCGCGACCATAGTTAGCGCTAATATCTGACAACGACAGAACGCCATTATTTAATCCAACTACCGCAGCTTGAATCTCTCTTAATGGATCGACCCAGTTCCAGCCACGACCATAGAAATGCGTATTGTCGCTAAACTTATCGAACTTGCTTGCAGGGATCGGGATCGCTCCAAAATCCATCGCACTAGCCAACCAATCCCGGAAAACGCGCTCAACAAAATGCTGAATGATGAACATTTGTAAGCTGCGATAACCATCACGCTCATCAAGAGCGCCTTGACGAATCGATGAATAATTAACGCTAGATAAATCGTTCGATAGAGCCGCATAAGATACGTTTAAACCAGAAGCGACACCGCGAAGCATTGCAGATTCAAACTCAGCAAATCCTGTGTTCGGGTGATTTGGGTCGAACATACGTAGATCATACCCCTGCGGCAGAGATACGAATTCGCCTGGGGATGCCGAAATGACAGGTTGGTAAGTGTCGTTTATGTCGTCTCCAACATATTCTTCGCCACCAGGAGAGGTGAGAACACCCATCTTCGATGCGCTTACTCTAGCAGCAATAACTTCAGCTTCTCTAAATGCGTGCATATGTTTGAGAGCCGACATTGCAGAAACCATGAATGGCTCGCCGCGTGTTTGATGAGTTCGCGTTGGCATATAGATATGCAAAATCTCATCAGCAGGGACGCGCAAATGTTTCTGCGACTGTGAATTGTAATAATATCTATCGCCAGGGTGAGCGGTTAGAACATGATAGGCAACAGGACGATGAGCTTTGTCCATTTCGACGCCCATTCGGATTTGATTGCCATTTTGCAGTGTTTCGTTTTTCTTTTCGTCGATCAAATCAGCTTCGAGAAATTGTAAACCGAAACCATCTCGATATTTATTACCACGCAAGATTTTGACGAATACTTCGCCATCACGCGCCAAACCTTCGATCACAAACTTCTGACAATCCAGCCATGACATGCGACCATCAACAGTCGGCGATCCCAATCGACCCCAACGCTTCCAAGCGTTTTCGATGATTGCATTTCCAGCATTGTCCAATGATCCATCGGAGTTTTTAGCTTTTAGCTGAAGTTGAAAACCATTCTCGCCGATTACATTGGTCTTTAAGAGGTTCATATATCGACGCGCGTATTCATTGTCTCGAACCAATTCACGCGAACGATTACGCATAACCTCAAGGTCAAAACGCAATTCAGAATCAGCGGAATTAGATGAACCTATAAAATCAGAGAATAAACGACCACCTCGCGCCGCAGCATAAGAACGCCTTTTCATTTTAGGCTTTTCTTGCGTCTCAGTCTTATTGCGGCGAACGAAGTCGAGAATTCCCATAGTTTAAAACCTCACGACCATTGTTGCGCCAGTTGATAAACCACGACGAACTCTTTCCTTGCGACGCTCCATAAGAACTTCGCGTTTATAATAATCACGCCATGTTACCAATTCCTCTGGCGACATTTTAGTTAAGCTGCGACCAGCTATCGAATAAGATAGCACATCGCCATCGGCTCGACCTTGTAAAACCGTCTCAAGTTTATCGAGCATGATTTCAGCATGGGTGCGTGGATCGCTTTGGTTCACATCGAGGTCAACGATTGCAGTAAACGTACCTCGATCAATTACTATCCGCTCACTATCACTATTTCTAACAATCTCAAGCTGCCAATGATAATAACCTGGAGCAAATTCTGCACTATCGACGCTGGAAACAGTGAAAAGGTAATCGTCGTTATATGCAGTGCCAGTTAGCGTTATTTCGTTTGCACCGCCACCAGTGATCCTAGCAACATATGTCGCAGTATATTCATCATTAGGATAATCAGTGCCTAAATCTGTGCGCCTAAATTGCACCCTGTCCCCGACCACGATTTCGAGCGGTTCCGTCGTTGGAGAATTTGCAGCATCAAACAGATTTGCCATTCAGCTATCTCCAAGCAGTTGCGAAGTTCTTTCGCCTTACTTGCGCCTGTCGCTTTGGCTCTGGCGGCTTTTCCTTTTGCCGTTCACCTCGTTCGATAAGCGCATCCACGTTTATGTTCAATAACGTATAAGCTGCAAGAGCATACACGCGCAAATCCAAAGCCTCGTTCCTGGCCCTTACCTTTTTCCATTCTCGACGCCGAAAACCCTTACTAAATCTCGTCACAATTTGTTCTGCGGTTAATTGTGCGAAATATTCGTCGTCATAGTGCGATGGAAAATGGCAATATCCCGGACCCGGTTTAGAGATTTTCAACCTACCGTAAATGATTTCTTTCGCTGTATCAACTCCCACTGGGAATAGTCGAATCTTGCCAATATTATTTTTCGATGGACGACCGACCAATGGCTTACCTTCACCACCAATACCCTTGATCGCAAATATGCGACGACGCTCTCTAGGTCTAACGAAATCATAAACCGCTTGAGTGTAATGACCTCCAGAATCAATGCAAGCGCATTTAATATCTAGCGTCGTGCCATCTTGTTTTTCAAATTTCTGAGAAAGGTAAGTATCCAGGTCGCGCCAGATTTGAGGCCCAGCCGGATCGCCATAAATAATCGCATGGTCAATCGACCAAGTTTCTTCAGAGCGGCCAATGCCCAAGATTTCACATTCGAGACGATCATCTTGAACATCGACACCAGCCGTAAGCAAAGCGACTTCATGAGGGACAGCGGCTTCATATTGTTCGCGATGAGTTGATATATCCGTTTCATCAATTCCGTCTCCTTGGTCTTCCCAGGTTTCGCCCAAAAATGTGTTTACCCATACTCGAAGCGTCTCAGGAAGTTTTTTAGCTTCTAGGAAGTCTCGAACCGCCTCTGATAAAGGAACCCAGGGAGAATATAAACCCGATAAACGAAATCCAGCGATCCCGTTATAAGGTTTACTCGCTATCCATTCGCCATTTTTTATGGCCTTAAATCGATCAGAATCAGTCCAAGCTGATCCACAACCCTCGCATATATATGCAGCAGTATGCGCCTCGTTCTCTTTCCAATGTACATTTTTCCACGATAACGTTTGCGCGTTGCTGCAATGAGGGCATGTTACATGATATTCACGCTGATCGCTGTCTAAAAATTCAGCCTCGATTCGAGAAGCATCTTTAACAGTTGGCGTCGATACAGTTACTAGCTTGGAATTCCAAAACGTTGTCGCGCGTTTCGCTGCAAGTCTGATTGGATCACCTTCAGTTCCAGCGCTCGAAGGATATCGATCAACCTCATCGCAAAGCACAATTCTAACAGGACGCGATGCAAGACCCGCAGCGCTATTTGCACCCGCAATCGTTATATGACCGCCAGGGTACGTCTTATGGAGCGTTGTGTTTCCACTATCTCGCGATCTAGGGTCTTTAACTTTACCTTGCAAAACTGGAGTATCGCGCAACATCGGCGCAAGTCTATCTTTTGAAAACGCTTGAGCCATTTGGAGCGTTGGTTGGATGCAGAGAATAGGCGCGGAATCCTGATCGATATGATAGCCAATCACATTCAGGATAAATTCAGTCTTGCCAACCTGGGCGCTGGACATAACCACAACTTGTCGAATTGCAGGATCGCTAATTGCATCCATGATGCCGCGCAAATATTCGGCGCGTGAAGTATGCCATCGACCCGGTTCTGCTGATGCCTCTGGAGATAAACGCCTTTCAGCGTCAGCCCACTGACTCACCGTCATCGTCGATGGTGGTTTCCACGCCTGGGCTGCTGCCGCTTTCAGCCCTCGAATCTGATTCATTTGGTTCCTCATCTAGCCATTTTGCAATTTCATCCAACGCCTCAATAACTTGCTCTTCAATCAAGCTCTTGCAAATCGCTGGGCTATCCTCGACCGCCACAACGGGAGCAAGTTTAGCTGGCATTGAT